GTAGGATTTGGTGTTATTGTTGATTGATTACCGAACGGTGCATTACCTGAGAATAGACTTGCAACTCCAGAACCATATGTACCTAATCTTTCATAAGGTTCGTATGCTTCTAGTCTATTTGCTTCTCGTGCTGCATCAAGTTTTGCTTGTTCTTGTAGTTGATTCACGGCGCCCAATCGACCCAACTGGTTAATATCTGCTGTTTGGAAATTTTGTAATTGATTTGCTTTGTCTAATTGATTTCGACTTAATAAACCTTGTTGATCAAATGCTGTTCGTGCTCCTTGTTGCGCTTCTTTAAATCCTTGTTGCAATAATTTTGCTTGTATTGCTGCTCTGTTTGCATTTTGATCAGATAAAAAATTTGCTCTCATTACACCTTCTCTACCACCACCTAAGTTACCAGACATCGCTGCTTGTTGTCCTATACCTGAAAGACCTTGTTGTGTTTGTTTGTCAAATTCTGCTAATGTTGCATCAAGTACATCTTGTTGATACGGAGACATAAACTGTTGGTAAGCTTGTGGCCCTGAAAGTGCTGCTTGTTGTGTATCAAATGCTCCGGCTTGTGTAAGATAAGGTTGATATGCTCCAACACCTGACGCTGCTAATTCGCTAGCTCTTTTTTGTAAAGGATCTTGATCTGCAACTGTGGGTGCAAATCTAGATGTATCTAAAGGTATAGATGTTAATCCTGCTAATTGTGTTCCATAATCAACACCAAGATCTGTTACGTATTGTTGTGGTAAATTTTGTACTTGTTCTATTGCCATTATATAACCTCGCTTAATCTCTCTGATGTTGCAAACATATCTCTAGCACCAGCCATACCTTGTGACTCTTCAGAAACTTGTCCGCCTTGTTCTAAATGTTTCATCATGTTTTCCATGACTTGTGCCCCTTGATCTATATCTCCACCACCTGCATTTCTAACAGCATCTGCTGTAAATACAAACTCATTTACACTTAATCTTGCAGGAACATCATCAGCTTTTTCTTTAGCTCCAATCTCTACAAAACCACCAGTGTTTCTGTAATCTTTTTCTAAACCACCAAGGTCCATGATTCCACCTTCGGCTCTATTTATTCTACCACCCATAGCCATCATTGGCATTTGTTCCATACCCATCATTGGCATTTGTTGTTGAGGCATAAAATTTTGTAATTGCGCTTGAAGAAAAGCTCTGTCTTCATCTGTTAAATTTGGGTCTTTCATTTTTTGCATTATTTTATTTATTGCTTCTTCTGATACTTGTGCTGCAGTCATTTTTGAAGCAGTCATGTCAGCACCACCACCCATGTTAAATCCTATTCTACCGCCATTGGCTGCTGACAGTTTGGCTTGTGAATCTGAATCATTTTGTGCATACGTTTCAATCATTTCTGCTGGTGTAAATTTTCTAGCTGCAACTGATGGTAAAAAATTTAAGTTTGATGCTAGTCCTTGTTTTTGATCTAGTATGTTTGCAGATTTTTTAAGGTCTGCTAATTTTAGTGCTGTGTTGTCACTTGGCATACCCGGTTGTCCATTTGGTTGATCTTTAGTAAACAAGTATGATGCAAGACCACCAACTATTGGTACAAGATTTTGAGTTACCGCTGATCCAATGTTACTAAGTATAGATTTTCTCTCTCCTTCGTCACCATCTGGATCTTCTCTTACGTAATCAAAAAAATTGTCAAGATAACCTTTACTACTGTATTTATCTCCTGGAATTATATCATAATAATTAGCGCCAGCTGCAAGTGCCGCCGCAGCTATTTCAGGGTTTTCTTTTATTGGGTCCATAATATTTTCTTGGAACCATGATCCTATTCCATATTTTTTTCTACCATCTAGACCCATGATACCACCATACGCTGCCATCTGTCTGTTAGGTAAAGTTGGTCCTGTAGGTTTAGGTTGAAAAGGATTAATAGGTTTTGTAGGGTCTTGTGGTAAAGGATTGCCACCAGACATTTGTCCTTCGGCAATTGCTTGTTCCATAAATTGTTGTAGAGACATAGGTTCCATACCTTGCTCTAACATGTCCTCAACATATTTTAGATACTCTTCTTCTAACTGAGCCATCATCATTTGTTGCTGCTCTTGTGGGGACTTAGGACCTTCACCCCCTCTATATTTTATAGATGGTGCGTTAGTCATTAATTCTTCTGAAATTTGTATATCTTCTATTCCCATGGTTTTGCTACTTTACTTTGTTTTTGAGAACAAATCAAGAGGCGGCATAATAACTTTTACGTCCTGAGCCATTTCCTCTGGCTTGTAACCTTTGACTTCCCAGTCTTTTTTCTCCTTAAAAACCTCTCCTGTTTTCTTGTGTCTATATGTTTCTTCTATTTTTGCGTTGTATACTTTCATTATGTTGTTACCTCTTTCTTAATGTTTAAATAGCTAATAGCTACGTCAAACGAGTCTGCAGTGCTTGATTGCACTGTAAAAGCTTTACCACCTTCAACTATTAAAGGTTGAGTTAGTAATTCTGTTGTAACATTGGCTGTAAGAGCCGCTGATTTTATAGCTGTAATACTGTTGTTTGTAACAGTTACAGACGGTGTTCCGGCTGATGTAACAAGTATTGATTTAATAACTATTGTTTCATTGACTGCAGGAATACCAGACCCCAAAGGTGTAAGTGCTCCACCACTTGTGCTGTTATCTATACCTACAAATTTATATTGGTTTACTACTGCCATTAATCTAAAAAGAAGCTTCTAGCTTCTATCTCTTGTTTTAATTCTTCTTGAAATGTTGTGTTTAATTTTTCTAATACTGCATCTAAATCTCTAACTAATGAGTGAGCTACATCTTCTTCATACTCAGCGCTTGCTCTTGTTAATGTTTGAACTATCTTTGCCATAAACTTGCAATGCCTCCTTCAGAATATCTACCTCTACCCTTTTCTCTGTTTGAGTCCTCTTTAGTGTATTTTACACTAGAACTTGTTGTTGGACCAATATCTTGACCACGATCATTATTGTTATCACCACCTTGATAATCAGCACCTGAATAAATTGTGCCATCAATTTCTACAGCACCTGCACCACTATCTAATAATGCTTCTTCATAGTTTGCAGTTTTTTTATTATTAATCATTCTATCCGTAATGTAAGCAAGTCTTTTATCTGCTCTTCTTTGATCTCTAGCAGCCTCATATGCAGATTGTGTATCATAACCAGTAAGTTGTTTTCTATATTTATTTGCTACACCTGCTAAACCCGCAACTCCAAGAATAGGTAATGCACCTGAAGGCATACTGTTAAACACAGTACCAACTCCTTTTTTAAGTAAACTTCTTTTTATAGAATCACCTATATTACCAGCAACAAAAGGTTGGTTCATTCCATAAATAAATGGATCTTGTTCTTGAGGAGCGGCTATACCTAATTTTTCATAAGCTATTTCTAAAGCTTTATTCATGCCATATTGTTTAGCTAGTGGCAACGCTATAGCCATTACTAGTTCATTCATTATCGTCTTCCTCCAGCGTGTATATCTAACCTAAAAGTCCCTAATTTCCAACTACTATCTACTGAAGTATTAGATATAGTAAGAGCTATAGCTCTTCCTCTTGCACGTGTGTCTACTTTATCTGTAGAAGATGATACAGTAAAAGGACCTAATGATGAGCTTGTTGCTGCATCATTAGAATAATTTCTTAAATCTAGTTGTATAATAGCGTTTCCTTGTTGAGAAATAAAGTCAGGTATGATTCGACTAACTCTCATTATATTTTCACCATCACCTCTAAGATCACCTAAACTAGTTGCTGCTCCTCTAACAACTTTTTGTGTGATGTCATAATCACCAGATGTTATATTAGCTGGAATAGCTGTTGTAACTCCTCCTCTTATTTGATTAACTCCTGTTTCATGTTCATAGTAATAAGTAACACCGTCTGTGTTTCCGACTACATCAAACGAAGCATCATCATCTGCGTCGTATTGAGTTGCATGAGGTAAACCAAACACAGCAGAATCTTCCCAAGTTGTTCTAGCAAATAAACTATTAGCGTTTGTAAACCATATAGGTCGTTTAGGTGTAGAATCTAAATAGCTATAAGTAACTGCTCTTGTATTAACGTTTGAATCTGCTGTTGGATAAAACCATGTAACTTCACCAAACAAATTATTAATACCTGCATATACTAATTGACTAGATAAAGTATTTAAATTTTCATAAACATAATCTTCAACCAAACAATCCATAGATTCTAATTTACCGGTGTATCTAAAGAAACCATTGTCAGACATCCAGTACGCAGCACCATCAACTTCGACAGCTGCGTTCTGTCCTATCAATCCACAGTTAGTACCAACTTGTTCAAACGCAAATGTAAAAGGTGTTCCAACAAATCTCATAGTAAATAAAGAATTGTCGCTCCAAATGTATATTGCATTTCTACCAAGTTTAGCACCCATGATCCGTGATCCAGCGGCCAGTCTTTGTGTACCAGCACTATTTTCAGATGTTACAGCATAATCTGTAATATCTTCTTGAGAAGAAAATCTTATAAACATATCGTCTTGAGTTGATTTATCACCAATAGTTGTTTCTGTTCCAAAGAAAACTAAATGACGATCTGGTGTAGACACTAACATATCACGTGACGCTGTCGGTGCACCACTGATAATAGTTGCACGAGTTGCAGTTGCGTTAGTTAAATCACCATTCCATTGAAAGCATTCACCATTGTGTATTAAAGCAATCAAGGTACTTCCTAAATTATCTAAGGACCATAGACCAGGATCTAATACTGAGTCGGTATTGACCGCAGCAGAACCCCATCCTGTCCAACTAGATGTGTTGGTTACCGTGTCTCCGCTTGAGTGAGATGCGTTTGTAGTTCCTCTTACATTTCTAGTGATACCAGTTAAATCATTTCCTGATACACCTGTGTAAGAAATTTCTTCTGTCCCAACTTGTATAAAGTTTGTTCCGGTAGTTGGAAAACCTACTGTACTTGTTAGTGTGATATTTGTTCCTGATCCACCAGTACCAAATGCGTTGGCACTTAATGATCCATTTAAAGTAGTTGTTATTGATCCAGTGATATTTCCACCCCATAAAGATATACCCCAACCATAAGCACCTGCTTGTTCTGCAGGTCCCACATGATAATATCTAAAATAAGTTATACCTCCAGAGGTACTAGCTCCACTTCCTGTTTCATTACTAGGCATTGTAATAGTTATAGTAGTTGTTGATGGCACACTTGTTACCATAAATTTTTTATCACAAAAATCAGAGGCACCAAAATTAGAATTAGTTATAGAACTAAAAGTAGATGTTGCACCAAATAAAATTATATCTCCCGCTGTAAAACCATGTGCTCCAGAAAAAGTTATAGTAACAGTAGGTGATCCATTAACCGTGCTAAATGCATTTGTAATAGCTGTGCCTGATGGATTAACTAAAGGATGTATATCGTAATACACACCACCAGAATAAACATATAGGATTTTGTTTGTGCCAATAGCAGCATATTTAATAGACTCTTTATTAACAAAATGGTGTAAACCTCTTGCAACACCTGTTAGTTTATTACTTCCTAATTGAGACCAGCCACCTATTTTTTCAGGTGTGCCGTACCTAAAACGTACGTTTTCTCCGTCTGTCCACTGTGACTCAGCTCCAGTAGATGTAACTTGTTTATTGAATCCTGGTAAAAAACCTAATTTCTGTAACATAAAAACCTTTGAAATATTTAAATTATAGTATATATCAAATATATAGAGAATGAAAGTCGGAAAATAAACACTTATGGAAGCAAAAATAAAAGATTTAAAATATAGGATCAATGGTCTTGTTCCTAAAGAAATTTGTGATTATTTTATTACTTTCTATAAAGAACATGAAAATAAATCTTCAACTGTAAGAGAAGAAAGTTACAAATTTAAATCTAATGCCATAGAAATGGATAATTTTAATTCTCTTAATTTGTCAGAAATAAGCTTAATTGACGATAGTTTTAAAGAACCATTAGAAATAGCTAAAAAATATATTGCTATAATGATAACTAATTATGTGTTTTATATCCAAAAAAATATATGTCCAACTTTCAATATGAACTATGTTACTCAAAGTCAAAACATTAGAATTTTAAGATATAAAAAAGGTGAGTTTATTGGTGATCATTCAGATATGGATCAACACATAAGAGCTTCATGTACACTTAATTTAAATGAAGACTATGAGGGTGGTGAATTTAGATTTTTTGATGGGCGAGAAAAAATAAGTTTTAAAACCGGAGATGCTTTATTCTTTCCTGCTGAACCTATTTGGATTCATGGCACAGAACCTATTAAAAGCGGCACAAGATATTCTATTAATTGTTTTTTAGCCCCTGCTTCATAATGAATTTAGTATATTCAATACCAGATAAACTTTATTATTTTAAAAATTTTTTAGATTATCCTGCATATAAAAAATTACATTATGATGTTTTTAAAAGTAATTTGATATCTTTAAAATCAGTTGAAAAAGATTGGGATAAAAAACTTACATACGGACATTATAATTTTACACAAAAAACTGAATTAGATAAAAATAACCCGTTACTGTTAAAATTAAAAATATTGATAAAAACAAATCAATTTCATAAAATAGATTATAATAACTTTAATTTTGTATTACATTCAATGGAAAATGGATCGGGTATTAATTGGCACGATGATAATAGTCATGAATATGGTATAACTTACTATATAAACAGAAGATGGAATAATAAATTTGGCGGAGAGTTATTATTTACTCATAAAACAGCAAATGGATTTGTTCCCATAACAGGTAATTCCTTACTTATAATTAAAGCACCTTTGTTACACAAAGTAGTTAATGTAACTAAACCAATAGTTCCTAGAAAAACCATACAAATTTTTGTTGATAAAGATGTTTGATATATCAAAATTAATTCTTCATAAAAAAAATTTTCTTTCGCAAAATGAATGTAAAACATTAATTAATTATTATGAATTAAATAAAGATAGAAGTATACAAGAACATTGTCCTGAAGCATCAACTAACATAGATACTTACTCTACTTTTAATGTAATTGACGTTCCTTGTGGAAGTAAAGAATATAAAACTATTGCTTTTGCAATTGAAAAAATAATAAATTTATATCATTCATATACGGATAAATTTAAAATGTTTCACAGTGCTAGAAAACACAGTCTTTTATATTCTCATAAAATAAGACTTATGAAATATAAAATAGGAAATAAAATTCACCCTCACGTAGACCATGATCCTCATGTTTATGGTTCTTGCACATTTAATTTAAATGAAGATTATGAAGGAGGTCAGTTTGCATTTTTTAGAAATAAAAAAAATATTAATTTAAAACAAGGTGATGTTTTAATATTTCCTGCAGACTATCATTGGGTCCATGAAGTAAAACCAATTACTAGCGGTACAAGATATAGTGTTAATTGTTTTTTATTAGATGTTCCACAATCCGTAAGAGAAGAACTACAATTAAAAAAAGATGAACTAATGAAAAAATATAAATTTAATCCAAATGATGGAATAAAATATAATATAAATACAGAACCTAATTAAATGATTAATCTTATAAATAAACACAATCAATTAAATCAAGATAAAAGCAGTCTTAATGTTAGTTACACTAGAAACGTTAATATTATATTTGGTCATTATCCTTATCCAGACATTATTCATAATTTTATGATGGCAATAAAATCTAATTTAAACTCAGAAATGAAAAATTATACAAATGTAAAAGGTGGAATGACCCACTGGAATTATTTTGTTGATAAACCTGAGTTTATTAATTTGTTAACTTATTTAATAAATAAATATCAAGTTACTCATCATGATTTGTTTAGACATTTTCTTGAAAGAAAAACTATTGAAAATGCTTGGGGTAATGAAATTAAAAAAGGAGACAGTTTAGATTATCATATCCATCATTGTGTGCATGGTATTTTGTATTTAACAAAAGGTTGTGATTTAATACTACCTGAATTAAATTTAAAAATTACACCCGAGCCTGGTGATTATTATATATTTCCACCTGAAATATTACATGGGTTTGATAAGTATGAAGGAGAAACAAATAGATATAGTTTAATATTTAACATTGTACCAAAAAATGAATTTGAGTATTTAAAAAAATTAAAATGAAAAATAAAATAGAAATGATTGATAATTTTTTATCTATTGAAGATTGCAACTATTTAATTAATTTTTATATAAATAATAAATCTTTTCAAAAACCTCATCCAGTAGATAATAAAAAAAACATAATAGATGTAGATATTACAGAAATAAAAATATTTAATAATTTATTTAAAAAAATAAATAAACATGTTCGTAATCAAAATTGCAAGATTGAATATACAAAAATTGTTAAATGGACAGATGATTGTAGTCAAAGTTTGCATCTCGATGAGAGTAGTTCTGATACAATATATTCATCTATAATATATTTAAATCATGATTATATGGGAGGACAAACTTTTTTTGAAGAAGGTATGATCATAAGACCTTTAACAGGAAGAGGTTTATTTTTTAATGGAATGTATTATAAACATGGAGTTATGCCTGTAAAAAAAGGTCCAAGATATACTTTAGCAACCTGGTACGAAAGGAGAAAGAATGATTAAAAAAACACAAGAAATAAAAAATTTTATTGGTGTATATGATAATTATATCACAGATGCTGAATGTAATAAAGCCATAGAACTTTTTGAAAATCAAAAAAAATTTAAAAATACTATGGATAGAAAACAATTTGAAAACGCTATGGCAGTTGAAAAAAAAGATATGCAATATTTTGCAAGTAGCAGTAATTTAGATGTATGGTGGGTAGAGCTAAAATCTTTAATAATTAATTTTGACCAAGCTTTTAAACATTATATTCAAGAAACAGGTGCTGAAGGTGTTTATGATAAGGGAGAATTTCATTTTACTCAATTAAAACTTCAAAAAACTTTACCTACAGAAGGTTACCACGTTTGGCACATCGAACATTGTAAAGGGTTCGATAATGAACCCAGAGCCTTTGTTTTTTCTATTTATTTAAATGATGTTAATGAGGGTGGTGAAACAGAGTTTTTACACTTTTCAAAAAGAGTAAAACCAAAAAAAGGCAGAATAGTTATATGGCCTGCAGGATTTCCTTATGTTCACAGAGGAAATACTCCATTGTCAGGAGAAAAATATATTTTAACTTCTTGGATGACTTTAAGACCTGTGGGTTAAGAAGAATAAGATGTAGGTCTAGCACCTAATCTTGCAATTTTTTCAGCTTCAGTTTCAGAAACACCGTTTTCATCATAACGGTTATCTTCGTCCCAAGTAGTTTGTAATTGTAATAAATGAGCTGTATCCCATCTGTTACTAAATTCACTAATATCTCCTAATACAGAAACATCGTAAGAAGAATGAGGAGTGTCATCTCTATATTCTACTTGATCACTAACATTTGAAGTTGCATATTGAATGGCCCAAATATTTGAAAATTTTGATTGGCCCCAAAAAGCATCGTCATTAATTGTATAACCAGTTCCAGCTTCAGCTCCATTATTTTTAATGATCATTTTGTCTTCAAAAACTATTGTCCAATTTGCATTTGTTGCCATAATTTCTCCTACGTCTTGATAATATAAATTATTGTTAAATACGGTTGTAAAACTGAAGTGGCATCTCCAGAAAAGTTTGCACTCATATTATGAGAGTGACCTTGTCCTGAACCTGCATTTCCTGTGTTAGTTACATTAACTTTTGCAACCACTGGGTTTGGGTTAGGTGATGTAGCTCCAGCTTGAGATACTCCACCTGGGTGTGAGTGACTAGCTAATTGTGCAGTTGATAATGTAGCATTTGCAGTTGAACCCCCAACATTTCCAGTTGAAGTTACAGTGTTTGCTCCACCAGTTGATGCTAAAGCTTTGTTATTAGATTTTCCGACCGCTACGTTATCTGCTAAATTGGGAACGTTAAAAGTTGATGCACCATCTCCAGCTCCATAAGATGTACCTACGATTGCAAATAAAGCAGAGTAAGTTGATCTTGAAACTGCTGCTCCGTCACATTCTAAGAAACCTGTTGGCACTGAAGCAGAAGACCACGGCACAATAGTTGCCGTAGGAATTCCTTCGATACCTGTAAGGTTTGCTCCATCAAAATCGTATTTAGTTGCTTCGTAATTT